TCGGTAGACATCACCAACGACAGTATCAGAATTCATGACGGTATTACTGCAGGAGGATTTGAACCCAATGCAAAATACGCTGACTTGGCAGAACGTTACGCTACAGATGTTCCTTTAGAACCAGGTGATGTTGTTGTTTTAGGCGGCATGCAGGAAATTACTAAATCCTCACAGCCTGCAGACACAAGAGTACTTGGAGTTGTTAGTACACAACCTAGCCATAAAATGAATGCTTATGTAGGTGAATTGGCCACTAGAAATCAAACACATCCTTACATTGCACTAACTGGACGTTGTCCCTGCAAAGCCGTCGGTATTGTTAAACAGGGTGATTTAATGATTACTAGTGAAGTGCCAGGGTATGCTCAATCTACTGATCAGTATATCGGTGGCGCTGTAATTGGAAAAGCAATTACCGGTAAGGATACAGAAGATCCTGGCGAAATTGAAGTTGCAGTTGGAAGATTCTAACTTTTAAGTTTTTCCTGCGTCTTTAACTTATTTCGACTTTTTTCTAATCTGATAGTTCTAAATACGCCTGGGTGCAATGGCTTTGGAAAGAACTCCAAAGGCACCCAGCAGAATCCTTTGTGCTCTCGGTTTAAGTCTGGTACAAATTCTTCTTCTACTTTGATTAAAAATGTGTGGTAAACAAATTTTTTGTTGTCGCTGACAAACTGTTCTATGGGAATAACTTTGGCGCCTTCAATTCGGCCACCTAGTTCTTCACTAATTTCTCTGTGCAATCCCGCAAGTATACTTTCTCCACGTTCTATTTTGCCACCCACAAGTCCCCAAGTGTCGGGAAACTTGCCGTCGTTACGTAGTAAGAATAGATAACGTTTTGTAGTGGTGCAATAGATCATTGCACCACAACTTGAATTTATATTACCAGTTGCCATTTACCTGCCTCATAGAAACCTTCGTAACTCTTGGCCCAAGTATTACCGTTCCATGCATACTGTGTACCTGTGGTCATGTTGGTTACATAGTATGTATCAGTTAGTTCACTTGCATCAAATATAACGACCCAATGTTGCCCGTTGAATTGTATAATGTCGTTTGCACTGGCCACCAGTCTGGTATTGTCTGCACCGACCCAGTTGTAAGTTGCTACGTTTGCAACATTTGCAGGACTTGAGTAGTCATTAACTAACAAATATCTTGTACCATTAACAAGTTTTTGTAAATCTCGGTTAGGTCTTGAACTTTGGGGATCAATAATTGCGTTGATAGGTGAAAGTGTATTGGCTGGTATTGTGTCTACATCTACAGTATATAACAAACTAGTGTCATCGGCAGGGTTGTAAGCCACTGTACCTACAACTTCTGTTGTGCCGTCTGCTAATTCTAAACGAACTTGACTAGTACCATTAACTAAGTTACCATAAACATTTATTAAACTGCGCCATGGCTCATTTACGCCATATTCATATATGCGTTCGCTGAATACAATCTTATCACCTATGTTACCAGTAATTAAATCATTTGCTAATACTGTAATACCATTTACACTTACTACTGTAGTATTTGGGGTTGTAACATTGTTGATAAAATTGTAGGCGTTTGCTGATACATTAGCATTTGCGTTGGCGGATAAAGTAATTTCAGTGTTGCTAACAACATTAGATACTGTGCCTAAAGATATATTGTCTTGACTGACTATTGTAAATCCAGCACGTATATCTGATGAAAATGTAGTGCTCACACCGGTTATAGTGGTACTTTCAGTATTAGCAGTTATAGTGCCTGTACCGCGTTGGCTTAACCCAGTAATTAACATGTCACTGGTAATACCATCTGCATCTGTTAACACAATATTAGCATTTGCACTAACATTAGCAGCAAGTTCTTTAATGTATTGTTGTCCAAATTTGTCGTCGACTGGATCATTGTATTTTACTAAACGTAACTCATCGTTTAGTAAAATTACACCATAATCAAGAGGTGTGAGGTATTGTCTACTAAGTAGATTTGCTTCGTCGTATATTGCGGTGTCGATATTGCCGTCTGCATCGTAGATGCTGGCAATAATTTTTTGTACCACACCCAATGTTTTGACCAGCGCTGGAGCACTGATATAAATTGGCAATTCAAATGTCAATGTTGCTATGTCTATATTAGTATCTGTTCCCACAGGTACAGTTCGACTGCTCCAACTGACACCACTTAACAATACATAAGTAATGCTGGTCCAATCCACGTAGTTGTCTGTGCTTTGTATTTCTAGTGCTGGGTTGAATAATGTACAGATTTGTTCCAGAATCTGGAGTTTCTGTTCAGTGTTGCTAGTCCAAATGTCTAATTTTAAAGTCAGTCTATAAGGCACAGGCATCAAGCGTTCTACTGTAAAAGTATCACCCTGTGTAGTTGCCAGTTGCCCAGTCTGAGAATCATAATAACGTTCACGTAGGTTCATTTTGTCTACGTAAGTGGGATTCATAATTCTACTACGATCATATTCCATTCCAGCAATGTATACTGCCATAGCAGGTGTGCTGTTTAAATAGTTTTCACTGTTTTGTTTTAGAATTGCTGCTGCCTGCCTACTGCTGTCGCCATATATTACAGGCACACGTTGAAGTGTAGTATTGCTGTTTCTGTCTTTGCCAAACTCTACTTGAAAGTTTGATACCATACGTATAAACTGCGTAATATATCTGCGTATTTGTTTGTCGTAGAAAAACTGTTGTAAAGCCATTAGTTATCTGCCTTGGGTGTAAGCGCCTTGCTAAGGCTTTGGCGTGTTGGAAATCTTTCGCCTTCTTGATTAGTGTAAGTTGTAGTATCATTAACAAAGATGCTGCGTAGTGTCTTATTGTCCGGACCTGGAGTCAAGTTAGCGCGAACATTGTCTTCAACTTTGATCCATCTAACACCATCGTAACGGAATAATCTATTCGGCACGTAATCTGTCCTTAATACATATTGCCCGATTGTTGGACTTCCGGGGAAAGAAGTACCAGCAGTTACAGTAAATCCGTTTGGAGCAGTTCCATCACCGCCTAAGTAAGCAGGAATAGCAACATTGGGAGTAGTTGGACTTGTTGTTGCTAATGTTCTAGTACTTCCTGCGTAAGTGTTTGAGTTATCTGCACCAAGACCAGTAGGATCGCCTGGAGCGCCTGTTGGAGTAAGTGGGACAATATAGAGTTCATCCATATTGTTACCGCTTTTATCTACATCTTGTTCTGCTTGTTCTATAATAGCATCGTTTATTTGCAACAACTTACTGAAGTTACTGGACACATTGCCAATTGTTTCAGAAGTGTTTTCGCTGGCTGCGATGTTGTTGAGAATATCTTTGTATTCTTGTGCATCCACTAGCGGAGTCATTTTGATACGCCATAAGTGCGGCCACCAAGTTTGACTGAATCCTTCTGAACTAAAAGTACAGTCCTGTACTACATAAAATCTTTTTAGGACTGCAGGAATTGTGGCATCTAAAGGATAGTAGTCTTTTTTGTGAGGTAGTTCAATAACGTCACCTGACATGATTTTACGTCCCAGCGTAGCAATCATGTCATTTAAGTGAAACGTCATATAAACTGTGTCTGCATTTAAGAATAAACCAAACTGTGTCAAATCAAAATCATTGTCGTTAACAGTGTAAATACCGCGCATGACATAAACGTCTTCGTCATACTTTCTATCTCTATTTTCTAAAAACAACAAGTCCTGTATGTTTTGGGCACTTTGATTCTGATATACGGGCTGTTCCCAATCTTTCCAATAAACACTAATAGGTGTACCATTTGCTATTGTGGTTGTGGTATTGGCACTGATTGTGACTGTGTTTGCTGTACTATTAGCCACAGTGATAGTGGTATTTGCAGCAATACCTATACCCTGTACAGTTTGTCCTGGTTCAAAAGTGCTGACATTAGCAAAACTTAAAACTGTTGTATTGGCACTGACTTCTGACGTAAGTGCATAGGCATTAGCCTGACTGTTCGTGCCAATGTATTTGTGTAAGTAGACTCCGGTGCCACCGATAGTAAACTCTTCGGAAATGCGTTTATCAAAAAATCTATAATCGTTGGTGTGGTTTTCACGCCACATGCTTAATCTTGGCATAAGTCAGAATCCAGTATTCTTATATTTATGGCGATATGAATTGTAAATAGTCCAAAAGTAATGTAGTACTTTGGTACTACTTGCACAATAATGATAAATCTGTTATAATACAGTTTTCCAAGAAGGATCAAAAATGGCTACAGTAGCAAGCGTTAAAGTAAAAGCAAAAAAACCCCGGGCAGTATCGTTTCACAGTAAACCCACAGACGGACCAGTTTGGGACACCGAACGGGCACGGGAACTGCCACAGGAAGAATTTGACCATTTGCTACGTAAGAGCATGAATTACTACAATTACCACTATAGTCAAAAAGATTTGAAAAAGTATGTGGTTGAGTGGATGCGTTCAGGCGGTGAGTTCACTAAGGAAGAAGTTAAAAAGTTCGAGCGTAGTAGCGACAGGTTACTGAGTATGACTGCCTGTAGTTTGGTTATGGCACATCGTCAAGGTATGCCATTCCGTGAACGCCATTTAGAGTTTTTGGACACAGAACTGACCCGTGTTTTGGAGGCTGTCACGGAGGACGAGCCTGCGGAGCAAAAGACCGAAGAGGTTGCAGAAGCCTACAAGCCAACTATTCAAGATAGACTACAGGAAAAGACCAGCGAATTAATTGGCGAGATAGAAGGCTATTACGATGAATTAGTTACTAACGGTAAAACTGAGTTCAAACCCTACGACTTCTTAAGTGGTAATAATGTAGTGCAAAGCCAATTGGGCAAGTACGAAGCACTATTCCAAGCACGCCGTGAAGAACTGGAACTGGCGCAGAAAAAAGCAGATCCGCAATTAGTTGAAGGATACAAGCACTACAAGGCACAGGACTATAAGCGACTGATTGCTTGGATTGACAAACTGTTAGAAGCAGTTGAGCAGTATCGTGGTGTTAAAAAGGCTACCAAAAAAGCCCGTGTTAAGAAAGCACCCAGCAAAGAAAAGCAAATCAGTAAACTCAAATACTGCAAAGAAGATAAGACACTCAAGTTGGTTAGCGTTAATCCTGCAGAAATTATTGGTGCCTCTGAGTTGTGGGTCTACAATACCAAGACACGCAAACTGGGCAAATACATTTCGGCACCCTACAAACAGTTGGGCGTCAAAGGAACCAGTATTGAAGGCTTTGACATCGACAAGAGTGTGTGTAAAACACTACGCAAGCCTGAGGAAAAACTTAAAGAGTTTGCCAAAGCAGGCAAGGTGCAGTTACGTAAATTCCTCGAAGATATTAGAGCAACCGAAACTAAACTTAACGGCAGAATCAGCGCAGATGTGCTGTTACTAAAAGTTGCCTAAAATCACAGTCCTGTTGGCTAAATAAGGTTAACAGGACTTTTTTATGGCTACAGACAATACAGTAATTGTTCCCGACTTACAAACTGACGGCAGTGTAAGAACGCAAAATCTTGGCATGGCTGGATTTATCAGCCAAGAAAGTGCCATTGCCGCTAACGAACAAATACAAACACTCAATCAGCTACGCAACGAAATGATTGACTACATTCGTTTGCGTTTAGGCGATCAAATCGTTGACGTTGAATTAGATAAAGAACATTATGATTTGGCTATCAAGCAGGCCCTGACCAAGTATCGTCAACGTGCTCAAAATAGCACAGAAGAAAGTTATGTATTTTTGGATCTAATTCCCAATGTACAAGAATACATCCTACCCAACAACATTATGGAAGTGCGCCAAATCTTTCGTAGAGGAATTGGTAGCACAACTGGAACAACCGCTAGCCAGTTCGAACCATTTGCTTCAGGTTATTTAAACACTTACATGCTGGTAGCGGGACGTGTGGGTGGGCTGACTAACTACGAACTGTTTACTGCTTACCAAGAACTGGCCATGACCATGTTTGGTGGTTACATCAACTTTAACTGGAACCGTGTAACTAAGAAACTAACCCTAGTTCGTAAAATTCCCTACGATGGTGGTACTGACGTTAAACCAACTGCACTAACAGCCGCAAGCACAGCCACTGGTGCAGTGATTACAATTACACTACCTACCAGCGCAACAACGTACCAGACTAACCTTGCAGTAGGAGACAGCGTTTATATTCAAACCTGCCCGGTACAAGGCTATAGCAGTCAATATCGTATTGCCAGCATTAACAATGATAAGACCGTAATTACAGTTTTGGCTAATCAAACACTAGGTGATATAAGCGTAACAGGAACTAATTTATCCGCAACCACTTTCTTTATTCCGGAACCATTTTACGATGGAAACCAATTAGAAAGTGTGCTACTTTGGGTAAACAACTACAAACCAGACAGTATGTTGCTTAGTGACCCGCAGGTTTATCCTTGGTTGCAGGAGTATGCACTAGCATTTACAAAATCTATTTTGGGACAGGCCCGTGGAAAATTTGCCAGTATTGCAGGACCTCAGGGCGGCACACAACTTAATGGTGCTCAACTATTGCAAGAATCACAGGCGGAAATGCTTCAACTTGAAGACGAACTCAAACGTTACATTGATGGCAGTCAACCATTGACATGGATTACAGGTTAATGTATAATAAGGACTCTTAGGAGTCCTTTTTCATGATTATTGGAATTTGTGGTTTAATTGGCGCTGGCAAAGATACTGCCGCAGACTATTTGGTAAATTGGCATGAATTTCGTCGTGACAGTTTTGCCGCAACTTTGAAAGATGCTGTTAGTGCAGTATTTGGTTGGGACCGAGAACTTCTAGAAGGACGTACCAAAGCCGCAAGAGAATGGCGTGAACAGATTGACACTTGGTGGGCCAATCGCTTAGACATGCCAGATTTGACCCCACGCTGGGTCTTACAGTATTGGGGTACAGATGTATTCCGCAATCATTTCCACCAAGATATTTGGATTGCTAGTTTGGAAAATAAACTGCGTCAGACCCGAGACAATGTAGTAATTTCAGATTGCAGGTTTCTAAACGAAGTTGAAAGCATTCGCAGGATTGGTGGCAGAGTAATTAGAATCGTTCGAGGACAAGATCCAGAGTGGTTTCATTTAGCACGAACTGATCCGCAGAGTATGCCTGCCCGATATCCCGGAGTTCATGCCAGCGAATATAGTTGGGCACCCACAGAATTTGACCACATTGTAGAAAACAACAGCACTATCGACGAATTATATCGTGAACTTAAAAATCTGGTGTAATAGCACTTTCACGCCAAGCACTACCTGATTGTTGTAGTTCTACCCTACAGTTTAGACATACAGTTTTTAAGTTAAACTCGTTATTGTTTTTTAAATTTCCATCTAAGTAAAAGACCGACATCTGACGATCAGGATACTTTGCCCTAAACCCGCATTTATCGCATACAGGTTTTTTTCTAAAGCCTGACTTATACCAAGCAGGTACTGGTTTTAATTTTTTACCTTTGCGTAAACAAATGTCGCAGAGTTTTCTATACCTTGTTTTACCGTTACTGTGATAGTTAATTGCTGCTAAATTTAGGTTACAGGTCTGACATAAGGGTCTTTTCATAAAGTTATTTAACTGTAAAACCTTTCGAAAGGGTAACCAAACTGGTAATATTTAAGGACTTCCGATAAATATCTGTATAAGTTTTATGAGGAAGTGAAACATGGCACTAGTTTCCCCAGGCGTACAAGTCAGTGTAATTGACCAAAGTTATTACGCACCAACACAATTAGGATCTGTTGCTTACATTTTAGTAGCAACAGCACAAGATAAAATTGCTCCGGGCGGCCTTACAATTGCCCCTGGAACAGATGTCGACAATGTAGGAACTATCTACAATATTACAAGTCAACGAGACCTGGTAACCACATTCGGTACCCCAGTGTTTCAAACAACTTCCACTGGAAGTGCAATTAACGGAAGTGAACTAAATGAATACGGTCTGCTTGCGGCCTATAGTTTGTTAGGTGTAAGTAACTCGGTTTATATTCAACGTGCAAATGTTGACTTGGGCTCTTTAAATGGCACAACAAGCAGACCATTAGCAGAACCAGCAACTGGCGCTTTGTGGTTAGATACAACTACAACGAATTGGGGTATATATGAATGGAATTCAGTGAATCAAGCATTTACTGCGGTTACTCCTATTGTTGTTAACAGTAGTACTGACCTAGTAAGTAATTTAGCACCTAATGTTGGTATAGGAACAATTGGTAGTTATGCAGTAAACACTGTAGCGAATACTAGTCCAGTTTACTATAAAACATATGATAATACTTGGCAACTAGTTGGTAATGTAAGTTGGGAAGCTAAAATTCCAACAATTACCGGTACCACAAGTAGTACTGGTAACGTTATCACTGCTAACAGTAATATTACAATTAACACCACAAACGTTACAGTAGCAATTAATGCTAATTTAACAACAGTAGCGGCAAATATTAATACTGCTGCTATTGCAGGTGTTACTGCTCGTGTAAGCAGTAGTAACCAATTAGTAATTCAGGTTACAAGATTAAGTGAAAGCGATGGCGCCACTGCAGACGGTAAAATTGCAATCAGCAACGGCAATAACACACCTTTGTCAGATTTAGGTATTACTGCTGGAACTTACAACGGACCATCAGTACAAATTAGTCCTTATTATAGCGTACCAGAATTTCAAAGTTCTAATTTGGCAGCTGGCACAGGAAGACCAACAAAATCTGTATGGCATAAAGCAAGTAGAACTGGCGCAGGCCTAACTGCCGCAGTCAAACAATATAATGCAAGCACAGATACGTGGAACACACTTACAGTAAATGATTATGCAAACGTGTTTGCTGCAACATTTGCTTTAGATCCAACTGGAGGTGGTAGTAATATATCTGAAGGTGCAGTGTTTGCACAATATGATCCTTTTGGAACTACAGAACCTGGCGCTTTGTTATGGTATAGAGATGCAACCAGTCCAATGACTATTACTGGTAACACCACATCACCAAGTGCAGCCAACGTTGGCGCAAGTTTTACACTAAAAACTCGTGCAAATGCTAGACTTGGCACAACAACAACTTATACAGTAACAATTAGTACTGCCACAGTTGCTGGATTCGTGGATGCAGTAAGTGCTGCAACTATTCCAAATGTCAGTGCAGCAATCAGCAGCACAGGCGCAATGACTTTAACTCATGATTTGGGTGGAGACATTGAACTAGTTGACGGCGCAGGCACACCACTAGCCAACGTAGGTATTGCTGATTCAGGTTCGACAAATGTCTACTACCTACATAGTAATGTTGGAGTAGAAACTTCTACTATTATTGGTTCTAACTGGAAGCCAATTGATAGAAAAAATTACTCAGTAAGTGCAACACAGATCTTTATTGCTCCTGATAACAACACTTATTGGTACTACAACACACCAAGTCGTGCTGATATCATGATAAGCAACGGCAGTGCTTGGGTAGGCTACAGAACACTGAGCAGTGATATCAGAGGTTATGATTTAACAACTACAAACAGTACCGGTCCTATCATTAGTGCTACAGAGCCAACATTACAAGATGATGGTACCGCACTTGTGTACGGTGATTTGTGGATTGACACCAGTGATTTAGAAAACTATCCTGCACTTTACAGATGGCAAAGTGTCAGCGGCGTAGATCAATGGGTCGCAATCGACAACCAAGACAACACCGGCACCGATGGCATTATTTTTGCTGACGCACGTTGGGACACAGACGGCACAACCAATCCAGTGACAGGCTCTATTCCTACTATTGCTGCACTTGGATTAAGCAGTTATGTTGACTTAGATGCTCCAGATGCAGCACTTTATCCACGTGGTATGTTGTTATGGAACACAAGAGCCAGCGGATATAATGTTAAACAGTACAAGACAAACTACTTTACTGCTGCTGCATATCCAGGCGAAAGTTTGCCTAGTGTAGCCAATACTTGGGTAACTGCCAGCGGATTTGACAGCACAGGTGTTGTACCAAACTTTGGGCGCAATGCACAACGTGGAGTTGTTGTTGCTGCACTTAAGAGTGCAATTGACAGCAGCACTGCACTACGTGAAGACAGCAATGCATTCAACTTGATTGCTTGCCCAGGCTATCCAGAGTTGATTCCCAACATGGTTGCACTGAATGAAGACAAAGAAAACGTTGCTTTTGTAGTAGGCGACACGCCAATGCGCCTAGCAGCAACTGGTACAGCAATTCAAGCATGGGCAGATAACACCAACGGTGCAACTGCTACAGGGGAAGATGGATTAAACACAAGTAGTCCGTACGTTGGACTATACTATCCAAGTGCATTGACGAACGATTTGGCTGGTAATCAAGTGGTTGTTCCTCCAAGTCACGTAGCACTACGTACCATTGTTAAGAGCGATAACATCAGCTATCCATGGTTAGCACCAGCAGGCACACGCCGTGGATTAATTGATAATGCAAGTGCAATTGGTTATGTTGATGCAGACAGCGGACAGTTTGTGAGTATTGGTGTAAGCCAAGGCATACGTGATGTGTTGTATGAAAACAAGATCAACCCATTTACAAACTTGCCAGGAACAGGGTTAGTGGTATATGGTCAGAAGACTATTGCTACAGAACCAAGTGCATTGGATAGAATCAATGTTTCTAGATTGGTAAACTACTTACGTAATCAATTAAACATTGTGGCCCGTCCATTTGTGTTTGAACCAAATGATCCAATCACACGTAACGGACTGTTAGCAACAGTTAACAGTTTACTAAATGACTTGGTGGCCAAGCGCGGTATTACAGATTACTTAAGCGTATGTGATACAACAAACAATACGCCAGAGCGTATTGCAAGAAACGAACTGTATGTAGACGTTGCCATACAGCCAACTAAGGCAGTAGAATTTATCTACATACCAATTAGATTGAAGAATCCAGGAGAAATTCAGGATGGCAATCTAGCAGCGGTAGCGAATCCAGGAACAGGAGCATAAGACATGGCAGTATCATCCTTAACAAGATTTACAGTACCTTTAGGCGGAGACCAAAGCGCCTCCACCCAAGGTCTGTTAATGCCAAAACTCAAATTTCGCTTTAGGGTGACATTTGATAATTTTGGTGTAAGTAACCCTAAAACAGAATTGACCAAACAAGTTATGACGTTTGCTCGACCACAGTTGACGTTTGACCCGGTAGAAATTCCTGTTTACAACAGCCGTGTTTATATTGCAGGCAGACCAACATGGAGTGTGGTAAGCACAAGCCTACGTGATGACGCTGGCGGTAATGTAACACGTCTTGTTGGCGAACAGTTGCAGAAACAGTTTGACTTCATGGAGCAAGCAAGCGCAAGCAGTGGCATTGACTATAAGTTTATTACAAAATTAGAAATGCTAGATGGCGCTAACGGCAACATTGAACCAGTTGTACTAGAAACATGGGAAATGTATGGTTGCTTCTTAACAGATGTTAACTACAATGAAGCCGATTATGGAAGCAATGATCCAATGACGATCACAATGCAGATTCGTTATGACAATGCTATCCAAACAACAACACCAGGAGGCGTAGGCAATGATGTTGTCCGTGGCACTGGTACTGTTGTAACAGGTTAATTTAAAACTTACCGTGACAAAGACCCACTTACGAGTGGGTTTTTTGTTGAATAAATATTATATATGGCTACCTTATATAACAGCGATTTGAAACCTTTGGCATCTGGTGAGTACACACACTACTACGATCATGCCACAAAGTTGTTTCTTGCTGACAATTTTAGACTAGCACCAAAACAAAAATTCCTTTACTATGTTTGTATAAACATAGATCAAAATGCTGTGCAAGGAATAATTCCTGGGTTTGGCGGCAACGACCCTGCCAGTAGTCAAACTCTAATAGAACAATATGAAACTGGTTTGTTAGCCAAAAGAGTAGAACTTCCAAGGTTTGATATTAATACAAAAACTTATAATGCTTACAATAGAAAAAATATCGTTCAGACACAGTTACGTTATCAACCGTTAAACATAACTTTTCATGACGATGCAGCAGATACAGTTACCAGATTTTGGAATGATTTTTATACATATTATTATAGAGATAGTGATTACGATGCTCAGTTATATAATGTACCACATAAATATCAGCCAAGGCCCAGAGAAGGATGGGGTTTTAGTCCACGAAATAGTAGTTTAAAACCTTTCTTACGTAACATTCAAATTTTCAGTCTACATAATAAACGTTTCACAGAATACCTGCTAATAAATCCAATTATTGCTTCTTGGCGTCACGGTGACCATGACAGTTCTGCCAGCAACGAACTTATGGAAGCAACAATGCAAGTAGAGTTTGAAACTGTCAAATATAGAACAGGATATGTAAATCCTGTTGATGTAAATGGTTTTGCTACAATACACTATGACGATACGCCTAGTCCAATTAGTAACAGTGTTACTAACATTTACAATGATGCAGGGCTCATTGGAGTTCTTACAGAAGGAAGTCAAGATTTAGCACGGCCAGATGGTACAGGCAGTGGTCAAGGTATATTAGGTAGTGTGCTTGCTGCCTACAGGTTTTATAACAATCTTAAAGATACAAATTTTAATCAACTTGGAAAAATTGTACTAGGTCAAGTTGGGGCAAGTATACTAGGTGGTGCAGTTAACAGTGCTGCACAGTCGATATTTTTTCCAACATTGTCGGGTACACCAGGATATGGTGCGACTTATGGCGGAAGTCAGACAGCAATTCCTACTGGATTAGCAGGTGCAACGGCAAGTACGTCTGCTGGGATTCCTCCTTTAAGTAATAGTGCAACAATTAATGGTCAATCAGCAAGTATCGTTGGCGGTGCGGCAACCAGCATTGTATCAGGATTAATCAACGATTATACAAGAGGTGTACAAATTGGAGGATCTACCCCGCCAAATTCATTAAGTACAGCAGTATATAGAGTTCAACAAACTAGTCCTTCGATTTCTGTAGATGCAAGATCTGGCCAACCGGTAACCAATGAGTACACTGCTTTTATTACAAATGCTGAAGGTACAGAAGTTATACAAGAATTTACTACAGTAGGAACACAAAGCGGAGGATATGATAGCACGAACCCAGGATACAATGTAAAGTATGTCAGGGAAAGCGTGGATCAAAACGGACAAATTATAAGAACATACCAATATCAAGATGAAACTCTTGTAACTTTTAATGCAGCAGGTGACGCTATTCAAGTCAGTCCTGGTACAGGTGTAAATCCAAACAATACAAACACAAACCCAGAAAGCACAAGGGATTTAGTAAGTGAAGGAGCCACAGTAAGTCCCACCGCAACACAATATTACACTGATCCTAATACAGGAATTACAAGGGTAGTAAATGGAGGTGTAAGTGGCCTAGTAAGAAATACACTTAGTGGAGGAGTTGGCACATTGTCTGGTTTGTATGTTGGTGGGCAATTACACGTCGGCCTTAAAGATGCTTTTGGTAGTGGTTTAATAGGTTCTACGGTAGCAGCAGGAATATCAGGAATAGCAGCAACAGGAATTGGTGTAGGAGTTAATA